AGTTGGGACAGCAGTCCTCCAGATCCAAGGGATAACTTTGATGAAGAGAACAATTATTGGGACACAATGATTGCTCTTAAAAAAATTGATGCTGAAGATGTTAAGCAGGTGATTAGAAAAATTACTTGGCAGTCTGGTACAACTTATGATATGTATCGTGCCGATATTAAAGCGGAAAGTCCTTCGCAACCATCAAATGCTATCACTTTGTATGAAGCAAATTTTTATGTGATGAACTCTGATTATAGAGTTTATGTTTGTTTACAAAATGGATCGAACCCTGAAAATCCAAGTGGTAGAGCATCTCTTGACGAACCTACTTTTACTGACTTAGAACCAAGAGAAGCAGGAACCAGTGGTGATGGATACATTTGGAAATATCTTTATACGATCAAACCTGGTGATATCGTAAAGTTTGACTCTACAAACTTTATGCCAGTTCCCAAAGACTGGACTTCAACGACAGATGCAAACATTTCTGCTGTCAGAAATAATGCTAGTACCAGTGGACAACTTAAAATCGTAAAAATTACAAACAGAGGAGTTGGTTTAGGAACTGCAAATAGAACCTACACTCAAGTTCCTATTAAAGGCGATGGAAATGGCGCAGAGTGTACTGTAGCAATTAATAATAATTCAAAAGTAGAATCTGTTACGATTTCTAAAGGTGGTTCTGGATATACATTCGGAACTGTTGATTTAGTGGCAGGTAATGTCCCTACAGGAACAACAGCACCTGTTTTTGATATAATTATTCCGCCACAAGGTGGACATGGTGCTGATATCTATAGAGAACTGGGTGCAAGAAATGCTCTGATTTATTCTAGAATTGAGAATGATACGGAGAATCCAGACTTTATTACTGGAAATGAAATTGCAAGGGTTGGTTTAGTTCAAAATCCAAAAGCATATAATACATCTTCAAATCTTGAACTTGATAAGGCAGCAGCAACTTATGCCCTTAAGTTAACAGGTGCTGGATATAGTTCTGCCACATTTACTGCTGATGCTTTTATAACACAAACAGTGGGACTTGGTTCAACTGCTGTAGGAAGAGTTGTTTCATATGATCAGGTAACTGGAGTTCTTAAGTATTGGCAAGATAGATCTACTGCAGGATTTAACACTGACGGGAGCAAGAATACGAATCCAGAATATGGGTTTAAAATGAATCGATTCACACAAAATATCACAGATAGTGGATCGTTCAACATCATTGGCGGATCCTCAACTCTTGCTATTCAGACTTCATTTACGGGTGTATCAACCGAAATAAATAGTCGTACTTATTACCTGGGGCAGTCCTTCACAGAGGGTGTTGCTCAGCCTGAAGTTGAAAAATATACGGGTAATATCATTTACGTAGATAATAGGCCCTCGATTACAAGATCGTCTAGTCAAAAAGAAGATATCAA